CAAGACAGTGATCATGGTCGGCATCCTGGAACGTGTCTCCGACGAGTTTGGCCGGGTCACCTGGCAGCCGCAAATGGAGGGCGGCAAGGCGGGGCGGGAGCTGCCGGGAATCGTCGACCAGGTCGTCACGATGGCGCTGTTCGCACGCGATGCGCAGGGCGCCCTGGTCCACGATTCTGACCGCGGCACGGAGCGCCGCCTGGTGTGCCGGAGTGCCAATCCCTTCGGCCTGCCGGCGAAGGACCGTTCCGGCCGGCTCGACGAGACCGAGCCGCCCGACCTCGCCGCGCTTCTCCGCAAGATCAACCTCACCCCCAGGAGCTGAGCCATGAGCTACGACATGAATGATGCCGAGCTGCCCCGCGGCAGTGACCTGATGCCCGACGGCAGTTTCGTGAAGGTCCGCATGGAGATCCGGAAGGGCAACATCGATGGCGCGACCGAGTTTGACCGGGGTCTGCTGAAGGCGGCGAAGACGCCCGGCAGCGACGTCCGCATGCTGGATTGCGAGTTCACGGTGATTGCCGGTCCGCACGCCAGGCGGAAGTTCTGGCAGAGCTTCACCGTCGCCGGCGGCAAGGTCGACGAGCAGGGCGTCTCGATCGGCTGGAAGATCTCCAAGGGAACCTTCCGGGCGATGATCGACAGTGCGCTCGGCCTTGATCCGCAGGACATGAGCGAGGCGGCGAAGGGCAAGCGGATCCTGCGCGGCCTCGCCGACCTTAACGGCATCACCTTCGCGGCCAAGCTGCGCATCGAGGCTGGGAGCGAGGCGCGCTACGCCGACAGCAACCGGATCGACCGGGTGATCCTGCCGGGTGAGCCGGAATATACGCGGGTCATGGCTGGTGAAGCGCTGCCAGCGCAGCCAAGCCAGCGTGCGGCACGACCGGTGGCAGCTGCGAGCGCCCAGCCGACGTGGGCCGGTGCCGTCCCAGCACCAGCCGCCGCGCCGGCCCGGATCTGGGAGCGCCCCGCCACACCGCCGGTCGCAGCGCCTCCTGCTCCGCCCGCGCAGGCTCCGCTCGCCCAGGCTCCGCTCGCCGGCGGCCCGTCCTGGCTGAACGGCTGATGGCGGCATGGCCCAACGCCGCTGGAGCCGGAAGCCTGCAGCGCCAGCGCCAACACGCGCCAGGCCGCAGCGCATCAGCGGCGAGCCTGTGCCGGGCGGCGTCCGTCTCGTCTGTGCGCTCTGCGGCCGTGAGGCGAAGGGCTTTGGCTACCAGCACCGGTTGGACACCACGTTCCCCCGCCAGCGCTTCTGCAGCATGGCCTGCTGCGAGGCAGGCGGGGCGCTGGCGCAGCGGAGCGGCGGCGTGATCGACAAGACGCCGATGGAGGCGCGCGCGATCAAAGACGCGCGCCGGCCATTCGCCGAGGTGCTGCAGGAGATGGGCCTGCTCGCCCCGTTCGCGACGCGCAGTTCCGACGAGATCGACCGCGTCATCGAGGCCTGCATCGACGGGTTCCAGGCCTCGATGCAGCGCCAGGCCGCTGAACGCGGACCGTTCTACGACGACATCCCATTTTAGCTGAGGTTCTGGTGCTGCTCGACCTCAACACCGGCTCCGGCGCCGTGTACGGACAGGAATCCCCGTCCGGCGCGGCAGCAGTCACTGCCCGGGTCAACGCGGCGATCGACGCCGCGCTACTCGCACGGCATCGGCGGCAGGCGCCACGCGACTACCTAGGTGGCAGCCGCATCGGCGAGCCGTGCGCCCGAAAGCTGGTCTACGAGATCACTCACGCACCGAAGGATCGGAATTTCGATGCCGACATCCTGCGGGTCTTTGACGCCGGCCACCAGTTCGAGGTGCTGTCGATCACCTGGCTGCGGCTGGCCGGATTCGACCTGCGTGACCGTGGTCCGGATGGCGGCCAGATCGGCTTCGTCGCGGCAGGCGGGAAGCTGCGCGGCCACGCCGATGGCGTGATCGTCGCCGGACCAGATGTCGGCATCGGTTGGCCCGCGCTGTGGGAGCACAAGGCACTCGGGCAGAAGTCCTGGACCGACTTGGTCAAGCGCGGGCTGCGCCTGTCGAAGCCGATCTACTTCACGCAGGTGCAGCTCTACATGGCCTACCTCGATCTCGAGGTGGCGCTGCTGACGGCGCTGAACCGCGACACGCTGGTGCTGCACCATGAGGCCGTCCCGTTCGACGCGGTGGAAGCGCAGCGCCTCTCCGACCATGCCGTCGACATCCTGCGCGCCGCCGATGCGGGTGAACTTCCGCCGCGCATTGCGCAGGCCGCCGACTTCTACCTCTGCCGGCTCTGTCACTACGCCACCCGCTGCTGGGAGACCACCGCATGACCGTTCGGAAAGGACAACGGGAGATCCCGCTCGCCTATGGCCTGAAGCAGCATATGGTGCGGCACGCGGGCCGCTTGTGGTGCGCCCCGACCCACCCGAGAATGCTGGCTGCGCCGGTCTACCTTTTCCCGGACAGCGTGATCTTCGACAGCGACGATCTCGGCCGCCTGTCCCAAGCGCTGCTGACCAGTCCGTTCAGTCTTCCCAACGCCGCCGTCTTCTTCGAGGTCGTGCAGAGCACCAAGCCGGGGGACCGTGTGGTCGCCTATGCTGAGGAAGACGACGACCGGGTCGATGCCTGCCTTTTCCAGTACCTGACAGAGCACGGCAGGTGGACCGACGTCTTGGCGTTGGCACGCTTTCGGCGTGGCGGCGCCGACGACTTCTTCGCCCATCCGGCCGTGTCGAGCGACTCCGAGGCAACCGTCTACGCCGAAGTCCTCGCCGGGGTCGTTGGGCGGGCGCTTGCCCTGCTCGCCATGCGCTGTGCCTTCCAACCGCATGCGGTGCCGTCGCTCCGCCGCCGCGGCTCGAGCAGGCATGTGGCGAGCGGCTGGACCTATCGCGTCGCTGAGATCGATCCGTTCCAGATCAAGGTGGCGGCGGCCCGGCTCGGAGGATCGCACGCCTCGCCACGCTGGCACCTCCGCCGCGGCCACTGGCGGCAGCTCGCCGATGGCCGCCGTGTGTTCGTCCGGGAATGCGAGGTCGGCGATCCGTGCCGCGGCGGCGTGATCAAGGACTATCGCGTGCAGATCGGAGAAGCGGCATGAGCGACATCACGCCCTCCGACACGCAGCACCGGGCGATCGCCGCGATCAAGCACTGGTTTCAGCACAGCACCAAGCAGCAGCAAGTGTTCCGGCTGTTCGGCTATGCAGGGACTGGCAAGTCCACCGTGCTGCGCTTCGCGCTGGAGGAGCTCGGCCTCGTGCACCAGCGCAGCGGTGGTGATGGCGACGATGATGTCGCGCCCTGCGTGCCCGGCGTCGTGACGGCCACCTTCACCGGCAAGGCGGCGCTGGTGCTGCGCCGCAAGGGCACCCCGGCGCGCACCATCCACAGCCTGATCTACTCCGTGATCGAGGCCACCGAGGAGGAGGTCGAGGCTGCCGAGAAGAAGATCGAGGAGGCGTTGGCGCGGGCGCGCGGCCTGACTGGCTTCGAGCGGACCACCGCCGAGGCAACGATCGAGGCGATGCGCCAGGGTGTCGCCGACATGAAGCGCCCGCGCTTCGCGCTGAACCCCAAGAGCGACGCCGCGCACGCAAAACTGATCGTGCTCGACGAGGTCTCCATGGTCGGCGAGGAGATGGCGCGCGATCTCCTGAGCTTTGGCAAACCGATCCTCGTGCTCGGCGACCCCGGCCAGCTGCCGCCGATCCAGGGCGAAGGCGCGTTCACCAAGGACGCGCCCGACATCATGCTGACGGAGATCCACCGCCAGGCGGCGGAGAGCGCGATCATCCGCCTCGCCACCATGGCCCGGCAGGGCGAGCCGATCGGCTTCGGACGCTACGACGACCACGTCTGGAAGATGCGCAAGCTCGACGTCTCGCCGGAGCAGGCGCTGCGCGGCGGCCAGGTGATCTGCGGCATGAACGCAACGCGGCTGCAGCTGAACAACGCGATGCGTCGCGCCGCGGGCTTCGGTGCCGGCGGATGGCTGCCCTCCGGCCCGGGCGAGAAGATCATCTGCCTGAAGAACCAGAACGACCTCGGCCTCATCAACGGCATGTTCCTGACCCTCTCCGACATCGTCGACGAGGGCAGCCACTATCTGTCGGCGGTGGTGACCGACGAGGACGGCAACCGCATCGGCGCTCCGCAGGCGGACGGCAGCCGCGGGCGGCTCCGCATCTACAAGGGCCACTTCGAGGACCACGTCGCCTTCGACAAGCAGCGCCCCGACCGCGACTGGAAGCTGAAGAAGGGGCTGACCGAGGCGACCTTCGGCTGGGCCATCACCGGGCACAAGTCGCAGGGCTCGCAGTGGGAGAACGTGGTCGTCTGGGATGACGGGCTCGGGCGTACGGAGCTCGACCGGCGTCGCTGGCTGTACACCGTGATCACCCGGGCCGAGCAGGGGCTGGTGATCCTGGCATGATTACGGCCCCGATCGACCTGAACGACGCGGGCCTGGCGCCGGTCCGGCATGACCTGGCGGAGGTGCGGCGGCGGCTCGCCGACACCGCGAAGGAGTGGCTGCCCTCGCTGTTCCCGAACGCTCGGCGCGCGCCGGACGGCCGAACGCTGCGCTGTGCAGACCTCTCGGGCCGCGCGCCCCGCGGCCAGGGCTCCTGTGTCATCCATCTCGAGGGACGCTTCGCCGGATGGGGGTTCGACCATGCCACGGGGGAAAGCGCCGGGCCGATCGATATGGTCTACCACGCGACGGGTGCCCCAGAGCCGCGGCTGTTCGACGAGGCGGCGAGGCTCGCGCGGATGGATCGCGCTGCGCCGGCCGCGCGCGCCGTGGAATGTCGCCCGGACCACAGTCGCGAGGTCGCACATATCCTCGCCGGCTGCGTCCCGCTAGCAGGCTCGCCCGCCGAGGCCTACCTTCGCGGCCGCAGCCTCGCGCCCCCCGACAGCCTCGACCTGCTGGCCCACCCCGACCTCGCCGATTTCGAGAGCCGGCGCGGCTGGGCCGGCATGGTCGCCATCGTCCGCGACGCCGCGGGCGAGCCCACGGGCGGCATTCACCGCACCTACCTGCTGGACGACGGCTCGGGAAAGGCGCCGCCAGGCAAGAAGATGCTCGGCCCCGTCGCTGGTGGCTCGGTCCGGCTTGCGCCGATGCCCGAGGACGGCCGGATCGGCGTCGCAGAGGGGATGGAGACAGCACTATCCGCGATGGCCCTATTCGGCATCCCCACGTTCGCGGCGCTCTCAGCCGACGGTCTGCGGCGCTGGCAGTGGCCGGATGGCACCAGCCACGTCACCATCTTCGCCGACGCCGGCCAAGCCGGGAGGCAGGCTGCGGCGACGCTGGCAGACCGGCTGAACCTCGCGGACATTCCCTCGCGTATCATCGCTCCGCTGCATGGCGACGACTTCAACGACGACCTGCGGCGCGGCGCGACCGCCGCCGATTACGAGCAGGTGGCTGACGCGGCGCCGAAAGTGCCCGCCACCACGCCGGCGCTCGCGACGTTGGAGGAGCTGCTCAACGTCGCCTCCAGCCTGACCCGTCCGCCCGATTCCGAGCCGCTCGCCGACCTTCTGGGTCGGCTGGCCCTGGCGCGGCTCGATCCGCTGCCCGAGCGCCAGGTCCTCGCCGCTGTGAAGACCGCGACCGGCATTGCGGTCTCCATCCTGGAGAAGCAGCTGGTCGAGTTGCGCCGGCGTGTGAACGCCACCGGCGATGTCCGACGCGCGCCCGTCCGGCCGCCCTGGGCCTCGTTGCTGCGAATCGACGCCGGCGGCACACCGGAGCGCAACGAGGCCAACGTCATCACGGCGCTGTCGCTCGACGCTGCCTTCACCGGCGCGCTCATGTTCGACGAGTTCAGCCAGGAGATCATCGTCGCCCGGATGCTGCCCTGGGATCCGGCAGGCACGGTGCACCCCCGCCCCTGGGGCGAGGCCGACGACGTGCGCTGCGCCGAGTGGCTGCAGCGGCACGAGATCAACGTCCCGCCTGTGGTGGTCGGCCGCAGCGTCGTCGCTGTGTCGCGCAACATCCGCATCCATCCGGTGCGCGACTATCTCGAGGCAGTGGCCTGGGACGGCACGCCGCGCCTCGACACCTGGGCCATCGCCTATCTCGGCGCCGAGGACACGCCGCTCCACCGGAGCATGGCCGCGCTGTGGATGGTCTCCGCTGTCGCTCGGATCATGCAGCCCGGCTGCAAGGCCGACCACATGCTGATCCTCGAAGGGCCGCAGGGCATCCGGAAGTCGACCGCCTTGAAGGTACTCGCTTCCGAGCCCTGGTTCACCGACGAGCTCGCCGAGCTCGGCTCGAAGGACGCGGCGCAGCAGATGCGCGGCATCTGGATCATCGAGATGGCGGAGCTCGACGCCATCGGCCAGGCGGACGTCTCACGCATCAAGGCCTTCCTTAGCCGGACCACGGACCGCTACCGGCCGCCCTACGAGCGCTACGTCGTCACCGTGCCCCGCCAATGCGTCTTCGCCGGGACGGTGAACCCGGACACCTACCTGCGTGACGAGACAGGGAACCGGCGCTTCTGGCCGCTGCGCTGCGGCGACATCGACCTCGACGGGCTGCGCCGCGATCGCGACCAGCTTTGGGCCGAGGCTGTCGCCCGGTATCGCGCCGGGGCGCCCTGGTGGATCGAGGACCGCACGCTCGTCGCCGAGGCCAGCGCGGCGCAGGAGGCACGCTACCAGGGCGATGCCTGGGACGCGCGGATCGAGCGCTGGCTTATTTCCGAGCGTAAGCCGGTGAACATCGGTGTCGGGCACTTCGAGGACTGGCAGGAGCGCTTCGTGCTCCGGGCGAAGCCGCTGACCGACGTCTCAATCGGCGAGGTGCTGGAGCAGGCGCTCGGCATCGAGGTCGCGAAATGGACGAAGGGCGACCAGATGCGCGTGGGCGCCTACCTCAAGGCGAAGAAGTGGGAGCGGTACAAGACGACCGGCTCCGCCAAGGACGGCATCGCTCGCGAATGGCGCTACCGCCGGCTCTCGCCGCCGGAGGAGGGGGCGTGATGCGCCGACGGCACCTCACCGCGATGCTGTTCTGTCCCACTGTCCCACCTTGGCGATTTCCGCCCGCGAAGTGGGACACGCGCAAGTCCAAGTTTCCTGCGGCTTTCCGAGCGTCTGTCCCACTGTCCCACCTGTCCCACTTCCTCCTTAGAGCTATACGCGAAGGGTGTGATGGGTCGGGACATACATTTTCCTATACGGGTTTAGGCGGGCCGTCCTGGAGTGGGACAGGTGGGACAGGAACGCCCATGCCTCTGAATTCACGAACATTCTTCCGTCCCACTTCGCTTGCGGCAGTGGGACGAGGTGGGACTGGTAGGACGTGCATCGCCTATCGGCCCACAGGACCACCCTGCAACGCAACGCGCCCTCGAAGCCGGGCAGCGACGGCGAGCTCCGCCAAGAACCACGCCGTCGCCGCCCTCACCAGGATCATCCCCTCTCGGAGATCACCATGGCTCTCGCGACTCTCACCATGCCCACGGCCCAAGCAAGCGGCCCACCCATCGCCGCCGTGCCGCGCGTCATCCTGCGGCACCGCGCCGTCCTCGCCCTCGACCTCGGCACCATCACCGGCTGGGCGATCCGCTTCCCCGATGGTGCCATCACCTCCGGCACGATGCGTTTCACGCCCAGCCGCTTCGAAGGCGGCGGGATGCGCTACCTGCGGTTCCGCCATTGGCTCGGCGATGTCCGCCGGCTTGCAGGCAGCGTCGAGCGCATCGTGTTCGAAGAGGTCCGCGCGCATGCCGGCACCGATGCAGCGCACGCCTATGGGGGCTTCCTCGCGCATCTCGCTGCCTGGTGCGAGGAGCAAAGCCTCGCCTACGAGGGCGTCCCCGTCGCCACCATCAAGCGCTTCGCCACCGGCAAGGGCAATGCCGACAAGGCCGCGATGATCGCTGCCATGCGGGCACGCGGTTTCGTGCCGAGCGACGACAACGAGGCGGACGCGATCGCCCTGCTGCTCTGGGCCACGGACCCTGATGGAGGGGGCGCATGAGGCTGTTTGGCAGCCCCGCAGAGCCGCGCTCCCCGCTCGGCCAGCTGAGGAGCCCGACCAGCGATCGCGAGCTCAAATCGATGCGGGCTCGCGCCTGGCAGGAGCATGGCATCGCGTCCATCGCGGTCGGCGAGCTCCCCGATCCCTGGCTGCGCCAGGCGATCACCAACGAGGCCGTGCGGCGCTGGGGGCCGCGCAACGGAGGACACCATGGCCGGTAAGCAGAAGCGCAAGCGCAAGGCGTCGCCCGTCGAGCAGCGCGAGGACCTGGCCAAGCCGTCGAGGTGGCGGCTGCAGCATGGCGGCTTCGCAGAGCCGGTCCGGGAAGCCGATCCCGATACCGGAACACCCGTCGCGCACCGGCGCGCCATCGACACGCTGGGCAGCCTGCTCGCGAATGGCAGCATCACGGTGCCCTTGCACGACGCCGGCGTGATCTTTCGCACCCAGTTCCGGGCTGCGGCGCTCAACGGCATGCGCCCGATGCCGCTGGTCCGGGTGACCGGCGGCAAGGGGCTGACCCTGACCGAGCACGCCATCGCCGCGCGCGACAAAGTCGCCGACGTGCTGGCGCTGTTCGGCGGTTCGGACAGCGCCTGCGGCAGCTGCCTCTGGCATGTGCTGGGTCTGGAATTCTCGCTGCGCGAATGGGCGACGCGGCAAGGCTGGGGCGGGCGGGGCGTGCACCATGTCCAGGCCCAGGGCATCCTGGTCGCCGCGCTCAGTGTCCTGGCCGTGCACTATGGCCTGGTCGCAGCAAGGCGGGCGGCGTGACTGGTCAGCCTGCAGCCTCGACCAGGTCGGCGAGCGTCGCCATCAGCAGCATGGGATCGCTCGGCGACGGCACGAACCCGCAGGCGAGATAGAATTTTTGCGCGTCGGCGTTCAGCGCCTGGACCAGCATGCCCCGCACCGCCAGCACCTCCGCAGCCTGGAGCGTGCGGAGCACCGCGTCGCGGAGCAGCGCCCGACCGATCCCCTGGCCATGCAGCGACCGGTCGACCGCCAGCCGGCCCAGCACGGCCATCGGGATCGGGTCAGGCATGTTCCGCCTGACGCGGCCTGGACTTGCGGCCGCCGCTACCGCGCCCGCGGCCAGGCAGTAGTAGCCGACGACAAAGCCATCGCGGCACACCACGAAGGTCCGGGACGCACCTGACGCTTGGTTGGCCCGGGCACGCCGGCGCAGCCAGTCGTCCAGCGATGGCTCGCCGCTGCTGAACAGCGACAGGTCGTGCGCGTCGGCAAGCGGGGCAGGTGCGCTCAGCCCGCCCGCGCCGCTGGCTACGCCCACGGCGCCTTGGTCTGCATCAGCTTGCGCAGCCTGGCGTTCGGCCGGGGCGGCGCATCGAGCATGGCGACGAATTTGCTGAAGGCGCTGCGGTCCATGCGGAACAGCGTGCGGTCAAGAATGGTCGCGGTCGCCGCCTCGCGGGCCGCCTCCAGCATGAACTCCGAGCGGGACTTGCCGGCGAGTGCTGCGGCCTGGTCGATCAGCGCGCGCTCGTCAGGCCGCACACGGATGTTGATGGCGCCTGCGGTGTTCTCGCGCTGGATCATCGCCGCAGGCTTCTTTGCGCTGGCGTGCTTCGGGCGCAGTGCCTTCGCGGCAGGCTTTTGGCGGAGCGTGTGTGCTGGCATGTCGACCTCCGAGCGCGGGTCTAGCCGAGTGTATATACATTGTCCACCATCCAGTTCGGCGTATGCAGAAACCGGATTGCGGGCGTGGAACCACAGCGGATAAACTATCGCCACAGTCGACATCTGGGCTTCGACGCAGGCGTCGGCTTGGTGGCTCAAGGGCCACGACGTGGCTTGATGGAGACAGTGGCTCGCGCGATACTTCGCCTGGATCAAGTAAACCCGAAATAATAATCCAGGGTCCTTCCTACGAATACTGTATGCGGGGGGCCGAAGCGCGCGACCCCGCTAGCGCCAGCCCCGAAAACAGGTTCGCAGTTCGCACCTTTCCCGCCTGATCTCAAAGGCTTGGCTGCGAACCATGGGCCTCATGGTTCGCACTCGGTTCGCACCCGCCCCGCGCATGGTTCGCAGCCTTTCCCGATGCTTACAGTGCGATAAGTGCGAGCCATGGCAGCACCCCGCGTGCTGCTCCCACCCCACACCTCGGATGGTAGCCTAATGGGCGCGTCAAGCGGCTGCCTTGAAGGCGGTCTGGAACGGTTGTCGGCTCTGCAGCACGGCCCAGAGGACGTTGATGCGTCGACGCGCGAGGGCGATGACAGCTTGGTGGTG